ACGCATCAACCTCGTATGTTATAGACTGTCTAAGGTGACCTGTATCAACAAGCGGATTACCTTCGCGGTATACCAACGGAGGAGCATTAATATCTGTTATCTTATCTTGTACGTCTGTTTGAACAGCTAGGCCAACAATTCCCAAGGCTTGTTTGGTATCCATATCACTTTTTATAATCTTATAACTAAGCTTACGGAATAAGGTTTTGTAGTCACGTTTCTTTTCAATGACCGTTGATCTAAGGAAGCTACGTTCAGGAACCCTACTGCTACCGAACTCATGGGCCGTACCTACCATAATAACTGAGGTTCCATCTGGATAGTCGTTGGCACCTTGTGGTAAACCTACTTTAACCCCGTTTGGCCCTTTACCAAATGCCTTACCGATACGCTCTAGTTTTTTAAGCGCCTTTTCCGGGGTCCGTATTATTCTGGTTCTTGACCTCATAATTTATTAGCCACTAGCACACCCGCGAAACAAGCGTTACGGGTCATTAGGAATCTTTGGCCGTATACTGTACCCATGTAAAAGTCATCGCCGTCTGAGCGATCCTTGGTAGCTACAGCACGAGTAACAGAAACACCCCCTGCACTCTTGGAGCTTACCGGGCCAACCTTAACAGAACTGTCACCGGCTTCACTGGCTTCCCCAGACACCAGCAAATGAGCAGCAAGATGAGCTTGGGCATAATCGTACTTACCTGACCAGCGTTTCTCATCAGCGCCCATGTAAACCAACTGAGCGTCCTCTATAAAGATCTCAATACGAGCATCAGGGTAAACGGTATCATCGGTAAACTCAGGGAAACGCGCTCTAAACTTATCAACGGTAATAGCCATCATATTCCCCTAGTAGCTTGATATATGATAATGGCTGCTAGTATGCTACTGGTCCACATAAGTACCCCTTTACCTATATCCTTATGACCTCTATTTACATTACTTGTATCTTCAAGATCCCCTATTTTACCTCTAAGGATATCTATGGTATCGGAGTTGGCTTTAAGAGTACTTATGATCATATCAGGATTGTGCTCAGCTTGCCACATTTCAACCTTCTTTATACGCTCATCTCCGCTATCTAATCGCTTACCGAACCTAGCCATAACCTGCTCATGCTTATCAACTCTTTCTTCTAATCTTATAACCTTTTCAAGCTTACCTTCTATGCCGGATAACCTTTTCTCTATGGTCTCCAAAACTCTCCATGATCTCATGTTGTTGACTTCGTCAGACACAATAATTATCCGGCGTTTTATGTGAGTTTATGGAATACTCTTTATAACCCTGCATAAGATTATAAAGAGTAACCCCTGTTACCAAGGGTTAATCCAGGAGCTTACTTCTTGGCTTTAGGCATTGCCTGAGACTTGGACTTTGACTTAGAAACTTCGCTTTCAAGTTCTTGGTCGTCCTGAGTCTTACCAAAAGTCAGCTTACCTTGTTCTTTTAGTTCACTTACATAAGCATCTACTTCCTTGCCGTCTTTGCTTACAAAGCTTTCCCAGTGCTTGTCATCCACTACGTTAAAACCTGGGACGATTCGAACGGTAACTCGTTCTCCTGCTTTGCTAAGGATTTTCAAGTTGAACTGTCGCTGAGTGTTATTAATTAGCCCGGCCATGATATCAAATTCCTGTAGCGATTGCGAGTGACAGCGGGTAATAGATGTTAAGACCCGCCAAACGGTTACGACCAGGAACAACAAACTCAAGGTTCTTTTGCTGAACCGGCATCATCTCAAGCTCAACTGGAATTTCCAATTGCAGCTTATCCGGGTTACGGTCGTATGCAACCATTGCATCAGTTGATAGGTTGGGGTTAAGGTCGGCTGAACATTCGTTAACTGGAATGATATCATCCACACTGTTCAGGTACGGGCTGTTCTGTACCAAGTACATGAGGATTGTAGTATCGCTGTTAGCACTACGAGGAGTAGAGCTGATATAAGACCACTGAGCAGGAGGTAGCATCAGCGTATTACCGCGCTCAACCATTTTGGTAGTCTCAAAGATGTCGGCGAACAAGTCGTTAACATCAAACAGGATTTCGTCTGGTGTCTTGGTTGTCCATGGCTTAGTACCAGCAGCACCGTCCACAACAGCGCCGGTAGGAATGTTAGGGTGATCAAACAAACCCGGCAAACCGCTGGCGGCATCACCAAAGAACGCCACATCGTTAACCTTCTGCTCTACAGATCGCATAGCAGCGTTTGCACGACGTTGATCCAAAGCTGCACCAGTTAGCTGCGAAGCTTGGATCTCGTCCAAGTTATAGCCGTAAGAGATACCTACAGACCGAACCGGAATGGTTGTTTCTTTACCGGCAACGTCTGCACGAGGCAAGTCGTCAGCATAGGCTTGGATAATCTTAGCCGCGCCTACTTGATCATAAGTACGGTAAGTGATTGAAGTAACACCCGGACCACCTTCGTTGGAAACGGGGAAAAGGCTACGCCCCTGAAGTTCAGGGTACTGAACATCATAGCTACGTGCTTTAATGTGCTCCAACTGGCGCTGGAAGAAGAACGCGCCGTCAGCATCCAGGATACCGTTGTTAATAGCTTGACTAATAGCACCGTCAAGTGTGGTTTTGGTCGGCCCTTGTACAACGGCATAATGTGCGCCGTCAAACTGTACAATGGAGCCGTCACGGAGTTTCAATTGCTTCATTTTATTGCTCCTTATGAGCCAGCGGTTACGGCGGAAGTTGAAAGACGTACTACAGCCAGCTCACCAGCTACGGCGGTAGTTTCCCAAGAGGCACCATCAAGGCTAGTACTACCAGCACCAGCAGCGCCGGAGTCCAGAACACCTGTGCCGTCGGCATAATTAACAGCGTCACCGGGTACACATCCAGTAGGGCATACTGCCCAAATATAACCGCTACGCATTACACCGGCTGTTTCTTTGGCATTCCATTGGATAGCACCAGCAGTTCCGCCTTCTTTTTCAAGTGAGCGAATGGTAATACCCAGGAAGTCGGCGGAAGCAGCGGGAACAATTTGCTTGTCGGCATCTGTTCCGCGAGTTACTGCAACACCAAACGCAATACCACCGGCTGTTTCTACCGCACGAGATACGATGTCATGAGGCGCTTGAGCGTAAATAAGACCGGCGTAAGCCTTGTCTTGACGGATATCATAAGAAGTTTGTGCGCTCATTATTTAGCACCTCCTTTCCAAAGGTTACGGTTCCGCTCGAGCATTTTATCACGGGCGATAATATGAACCGGGCGATTGTCTTCAACTTTGCTGTCTTCGGTTGTAACTTCCTGACGGAAAGCATTGTCTAGGTCGTTAGTACCTTGTACGGATTCGGCCAGGATATCAAAACGAGCTTGGATATAATCTGCAGAAACAGAATCCGTCTGAACGTTTGCACACTTAGCCGCGACCGCCTCTTTCATCAAACTGGCGTTGTCCTTACCTTCCCATTCAACTTCGGGTAGGATCTTACGAACCTTATCAACCAGTTCAGTACGCGCTGCAACCAGCTTGTCCAGGGCGTCAGCCGTTGGAACCTTGCTTGTTGCGTCGTCAAGTTTGGCCTTCAAAGAATCTTCGGTTTTCTCAGCCGCTTTTTTGGCCTCTTCCGCTTCATCTTCTTTAGCTTTCTTCTCTTTCTCAATTTCTTCGGCTGACATTTCAGCATCCGACAAGCGAGTGTGCAGTTTACCAACCGCTTGAGCCGCCTGATCGGATACTTCGTAGTCAACCCCATCAATGGTAATTTTAGCCATTTTGGGTATGTCTCCTAGGTTAGGAAGTTGGTCGGCTACTCTACAATCTCTTCCAGCGCGACCACGCTCTACAATAGCAATGTGATTGCCTTTTATATTCCTCTGAACGGCATCATATTGTTCACCGTCCTGAGAAACACCGGGAGTCCAGTCTATATCTGCTGTATAGCCGTTGGACAATTCTACTTTGCCGCTCTCTACATCTTCTATAGCTTTAGCGTCAATAATAAATAAGTCTGTTTTTGAAAAGGAACCATCGCGCGTAACGGCTGGTCCAGCATGGCCAACCGAGTATTCTTTAGCGTTAGTGGAATCAACAAGCACAGGGGGATGGCCGTTAGTCATAGGCTTGTTACTGAATGAGCTTAAAGATAAGTCTGAGAACACTTCTTCCTCAGGCCGATATACCCTAATAATATCATCGGGCTGGCGGTCTTCAGCGCCCATCTCACCAGCTAGATACTCTTGTATACCAATGCGAGATATCCTTGCTGGTACAACAAGAAATCCTTCATCGGTATACTTACGTTCTGAGTTTATATCCAGTCTGTCTTTGAGAAACATCTGTTACCGCCTTCTGGGTTTAGACTATAATACTTCATATTCTAATAAAAATAAACACCTTGGTACAATACAGCCTCCAAACTACACTTTAATTATCGATTGCGCTACGCAACGGCACTGAATGTCCTGTCCAGGATGTCCTGTGTCTTTTGGTGGATCATCCCATCGGAATGTTTTACCGTTCTTACTTTTGTGGCTATCTCTTACTCTTTCGTCACCTGCTGTACGCCATATATATTCCTCAACTCCCAGGTTCTGTGATCGTTGCTGGTTAAGCGCGGAGTTTAGCTTAGATGTCTGATCACGCGCTATTAACCTAGCCCTTTTCTCTGTACTGTGACCTAACTTGGTTATCTGTTTAATCATTGAGGTAGCATCGCGACCCTGCACTGTACCCCTGAAAACAATACCTTCTATCTGCTTAAAATACTCCTCAGGTATTGTCTTTATCAATGCCACATTCTCTTTGGTTGTGGAGTACATTATATCCTCCAAACCTTCGTTCTGTAGTACGTTGTTCAGGTTGACTCCAATAGCGTTTTCCATTGCCTTGTAAAACCGCTGTTTGTTAGCCTGATCAACTCCCTCAGCAAACCCGGCGCTCACTATAGCAGCGTTGCGACCAATGTCCACATAGTTGCGCTTTATGTTCTCAAACACCTGCTCTAAGGTCTTAGCATAGGCGTCATTAACATACTCCGGCTGTAAGCGTCTAAGAACAGGTATCAGTTGTTCGTTTATGTCTGTTCTTAGGCGCTTAGCTATACCCTGTAACCACTTACGATACTTCACCTCCGGTCCCTTGGGGTTCCTCACTGGATTCGCTTTCTTCTTCTTCTCCAGCCTGTTCTTCTTGTTCGTTTCCAAGTTCAAGCTCGTTGGTATCGGGTTCAAAGCCATTAGTGTATTCCTCTAACTCATCAATATGTTCGTCGGTTAGGTTAGTATAAGTTGAATTCTGCTTTAGCTCTTTAGCTATGGTATACTCTGGGACAACACCTTTGTCCAAGTATATCTGGTCACGCTGAGCAATAATAAAGTCCGTATCGGCTTGCTCTTTAGGTGTCATCTGGAACAATGAATTAAACTTATAATCCAGGTCGGCTTCGTCAGGTATACCAAGGCTCTTCGCCATTATAATATCAAAGAAGTCCAGCTTAGGCTTATAGTCCTTGGACTGCTTGGAACGTATAACGTCGTAGTAGTTTTTCATGTCGCCTTCGCCGGTCGCGTTTAAGCCGCTTGCGGAGCTACCTAACAGCCGCGTAGCAGGTACGTCACTAGCACCCGCTAGGAACAAAGCATGAGCATTAAGGAGGTCTGGGATGCTAGCAAAACTGTTCTGCTTCTTATCATACTTTTCATCAACATCTAGCACTAGCATATTGTTGAAGCTTTTCATCATATCTGCTAATGTAAACCGTTTCTGTAACAGCGATGTTCCTTCAGCAGTCTGTAGATAACCCATTAGGTTCTTAACCTGCATCACATCTACGTTACTCTCATACACCATACTAGCGGAACCCGCTGCAATGGTATTGAAGTTAGTGAGCGCTTCATATATGCGATCTAGCACCGAATCAGACATATAGTTGTTACGCTTAAACTCATCAAACGGCAACTTAACTGCGTCAAACCTTATTACCCGAGTATGGTGTATCTTAACGTTAGTGTTAACAAAGCGATAATAAACTGGCATACCGTAATTCGGGTCTAACGGGTTTTCAATTGGTTGCAGGTCGGCTCGGTCTATACGATGGCGGTCAACAACTTTAATATGTTTCAACCCACCTTTCCTAACCCGGTTAAGGTTTAGCGGTTGGTCTACAGGTTGGCCGTCATCAACATTAATAACAATAAACGAGGTTCCGTAAAGCCGCGCCCATTTATGAGCCTGATTAAACGCATCGGCCAAACCAAGACGCTCTTCCTCTTCTACCAATGCACCAACGGTTTCGGGTTCAATGTCCCCGCTAAAGTAGCGCCATTCCCGGGTCATGTCATCCGGTATAATGTCAACGACCTTACCCGCTAACCAGTCCGTACGGTATAACGCGTTGAGCTCCTCCTGCATACCATCGGCAGACAACCGCTTAGAGTTTACAAAACGCGAGTGCGATCGTTTGTCTTGGTTAGTACCAAGCTCAGCCACTAGGTTTTCCAGGCTGTCGTTTAGCGCCGTTTGGTCAGAGTCCATGATATGGGCTTCTTGGTACGTGTTTTTGTCCACTGGTTTGTCCTCATTATCGTTAAATTGAATTATGGTTACTATGGTTACGTTTTTGTACGCTGTATACCCTTACATATTTTGTATTTTATATTAAAATTTACATACGTATTACCCTGACTGAATAATAGTAACCATAGTACTCATTTTGTCATGCCCCTATGGCGTTAGAGCTAT